GTAATTTCCGGTTCGACCGGCATACGCTAGTACTCATATTGAGTGGTATATATAGTTTTGTGGTGATGTTAGGTATTGCTCTCGCAGTTAGAGACATCTATCTGCATTGGAATATCAAACTTCGCCACCCCGATTATTGGAAGGCAATGTATTTCGCTAAGCGAAATGAAGCCAACGTACTCACTGAGATTGAAGAACAGTGGGAGCATTCGAAGATGCACCTCCAATTAAGTTTGGACCTGTGTCCTCATTGCTCTCGTTTGTCCGCTTCTCAACTCCACAACGAAAGAGTGACTCAAGAAGATTACGAAAACTTTTTATCCACATTCCCCGAAAAGTTAATTCGTTTGACAAGTCTTGAAGCCACTAAAGCTCGTTTTGGAGTTGAGGGCACTTTCTCAAGTGAGTCCCCAACACGCCAACCAACCAACCAACCCACCATTCGAACAGAACACACGTTCGAATCCGCTACTCGCACTCCACCAATGCGAGTTATCCAGACTGAAGACCCTGCAAATTTTTCGCGCAAGCGAGATCCCCTTGCAGAAGTACTGCTCTCAGCTGAGAGTGGTCGTTCATCTGACACTGAAAGGAAACGCAGCAAGGTTTCTTGTGAAGGACCGGTTTCCCAACAGGCAGATGAACTCTGTGGAATGCTTCGGAAAAGTACTGGTGCCCTATGGGTACAAGTCGGAGATGAAAAAATTTTCGTTGGATACTTAACCTTTATCAAAGGTAACAAGTGTTTAATGAATAAACATTTCATCTCAGCAGTGGCCGCTTTTTGCGTCCGTGCACAGAACAATTCCGAAGAGTTCTCAGTGTGGTTTGGAAATGTCCCTGGTGATCCGCTTGTTGAATTGGACTTTCAGCAAATCATTGAAAGTCGTGTCGAGGTTAAAAGGTCTACCTTTTCCACAGAATTTGTTATGCTAACAATGCCCACCTCTGTTCAACCTCGACCAAATATTCTCAAGCACTTCATCCACAGACATAAACTAGCAGATATGCGTGCTGGCTTGCGAATGTTGATGCCGACTTACGAAAGAACTTCAAGAGGTTACTCCCAAGTAACCCGCGATGGTTTTTTCGAGAAAACGGCAGACGTTCAGCTTAGCTGGTCCAAATCTGATGGTTCTCCCCAAATCACACACTATCCTCAGTCTGGATATGTACAAATGTCAACAAAGAAAGGAGATTGTGGAACACCACTAGTGATTGGCTCAGATTCGTTCGCAAAGAAAATCTGTGGTATTCACTTTGGTGGTGATGCTGGCATGGGAGTATTCTGTGTTCTCACTTATGAAGATCTCGAACCACTGGTTCGTAGTGAAATCTATGAGGATTCAGAAACTCTCACTGTTAGTGCCCACGTCTCCGACTTTCCGTTGACAGGAAGTACGCGCTATATTGGTACCGTAGCGCAACCCGTCTTCCAAGGTACCAAAACGAAGAAGGTCCGTTCATTGATCTTCAACCAGGTCGTCGAGACTACAGTTGCCCCAAGCGCTATGGCCCACCCGCTGGCACCGGATGGTCCTATGCTCAAAGGATTAACTAAGTCTATTGGCCCAGTCACACTTTCCGACCCCACCTCTGTGCGTTTGGCAATACACTCCTATAAGGAAATGTTGTACGAGCACAAGGATGCACAATCTGATCGTTTTGTTCTCACCTTCGAACAAGCCTGCAAAGGTATTGATGGTGATGAAGCATATCCACCGCTAAAACGAACAAAAAGTGCAGGTTTTCCTTACTGCCTTCGTGCAACGAAGGGTAAGGAAGACTGGCTAGGAACAGGTGACTGGACTTTCGATCAACCCCGACTCCAGGAACTTCGAGATGACGTTGGCAAACTCGTTGAGAATGCAAAACGTGGTGTAATAAGTGAGGTTATCTTTGTTGACATTTGTACATATCCAGACTGCTGATAGTGTGTTATTTGGGTAGAACCATCAGATTTGGACCAGCTAAGCTGAACGTCTGCCGTTTTCTCGAAAAAACCATCGCGGGTTACTTGGGAGTAACCT